CCGTAGTTTTAAATAAGCTACGAACTCACAAAAACTTCGCGATGGAATACGCTGCAAACGCAATCTTTTACGCTTTCAAGTCCAAAGTTGGCCGTCGTCTTAACGACGTCGCCATCAAGTCCTCATATGTTTTGTCCTTCATCGAACTTCTCGTTGTTGGATATTCATTCATGTTTGGAGCTTGGTGGGTCGGCTTAGCACTCATTGGTAAATCCATTGGTGTTAGTATTTTACAAGCTGCAACCCGGTTTTTTATTACCGATACAGCCCTTGAAACTATCACCAAAGGAGAAGAACCCGAGTCTAAGGTCACTAAGGTTACTGAAAGTTTGCATTCATTAGTTGAATTCTTGTTTTTAATTCTACGCGGAGCAATTGTTATTAAAGCCTTCTCTGAGGCTTGGAAATACGCTCATAAAGTTGTTGAAGAAGGTCGAGCAGGAGAAAAACGCCTAACAGATTTTGTTAAGGCTCTCCTCTGGATCATCGCTATACCGTTAGTCATTGTAATGGATATCGCAACTATCACTGATCTTTTCCGCCCCATTCTTACTTTTCTAGGTTTGCATGACGCTTTCGAAAAAGTCTTTGGTGACAAAGATAAAGTCGAAAAAGAACGTCTCAAGCTTGATCGCGAAAAGTTTGAATTTGAAAAAAATAAAGCTAACGCCACTTTGCTTTTAGAAGCAAAGAAAACTGAAGCACAAATCACTACTGGTGATGCTAACTCTTCTCGTGCAACTTCCGATGATCTCAAAACCGCTTATAGCTATATTACTAATTCTAGCCCATATATCCAAGAAATTGGTTGGGAATCTATTTTAGTATCTAAAGGTTATAGCGGTGCTGAACTTCAAAAAGAAATCGCGAAGAGGGTTAAGAATCCTCACTCTGGTTTGGGTTTCGTTCAAGGTGAAACTTTAAATCCTCCCAAAAATAACAATAACACCGATGCTGCCGATGATCCTAATCGCGAAAAACCGATTATTGAACAAGGTTGGAAAATGGCTGGATCAAAACTTTGGTCCCATGTTAAAAACCCTAACCCTTTGTTCGTCGGCATTTTCGGTATTGTTGTTATTCTCATTGTTATCACTATTGTTTACTTTAAAAAAGATAAAAAGATCGTTAAACGTCGCACTCTTAAACGACAAGTTAAAAAGAATCTTAAAAAGAAAGTTTTGAAAAAAGAAGGACAAGGAGAGGCCGTTAAGCCAACTGACGTCGATACCGGTGGATGGAAAGAATGGAAGACGGACACTTTGTTTGTCTGTGGTTCTGTTCAAACTCCCCCCGAAGGTCATAATTTAAATGACGATGAAGACTATGGTTTAGCTTGGGCTACCCTATCCGACTCTTTTGATCAAACTCAACGAAAACGATTTAAACAAGTTTGCAAAAAGTGGAACAATAAACGACTCCGAGGCTATTTGGGTTCTGATGTCAAGTCAGACTCCAAAGAAGTCAAGGAAGGTGGCCACACCTGCTCTTGTGGCAAAATTCTCAAAACCCCTCAAGGCCTAGCTGCTCATCAAGGCGCTATGGCTGCAAAGGGTACTCCCTGCGTTGCTGTTGAAGGCAAAAAGAAAAAAACTGGCAAAGGTTATCAAGCCGAACACAAGGATAAGAAAACCAAACAACAGAAACAACAAGAAAAGAATGGATATTCTCGACAAAATAAGGAGCGAGAGACAAAAAAGCTTATCAATACTCACGAAAGTAAGTATCTTGAAGCAAAAGAAGCTCTTCGCGCCGCTATTGCTGAGGAAATTCGCAGTGCTGACGGCTGGCATAAAACCCAGCTTGAAGACGAAATGAAAGAAATTCAGTCTCAAATCGATGCATACAACAAAATTAAAGGCGAAGGTCATACTACCTCTGCTGCCGAAAAAGGTGCACCTCTTCGTAAGAATGTGCTTTTAAAATGTGGTAATGCTTTCGGTCAGGGTTGGGTTTCAGCCAATCTTCTCTGTTTTAATACTCATGTTGCCAAGTTATTTAAAAAAGAAGCTACTAAACGTATTTCTGTCTCTCAAAACGGCTATGACTTCCCTGAAACATCATTCGACGATATTCAAATTTTTAAAGGTAATCGTGATTTGGTTTATATTAAATACCAACACGCTGGCCTCGAGCAAATTCCTGTTGCTGATTTTGCCACTAAGCCTCCTAAGGTTGGTGACAAATTGACAATTGTCGTATCTGGTGTCTCTTCTCAAGTCTGTGAAGTCGTTAAAGTTGACGGTTTTCGAATTGATGTTACTGGTTCGAATACTACTGAAGGTGATTCTGGTTCTCAACTTTTCAACTCACATGGAAAGTTTATTGCTTATCATCGTGGTTTTGACCCTGCTTCTAAAACTAACGTTGCCGAAACTGTGTGTGATTTGGCCGATCAAATTCGTGTCATTATCACCAACGTGTCCCCCTCCGTTCCTGCGGAGATTTCAAAAAACTAAAAAACCCTGAAGTGGTGTTGCGTTGGAACAAAACCCACCATCCTGTGGGATCATATATCAAATTTGTTGATTTTGAAACCCCTTCCGACGCCACCTTTGTACCTAAGGGTCGAATTAAACGTTTTTCCAAATACACTGATCATTCACGTGTTGATATGGACTTGCTTTCTATCAGAGATGAAGAAGCAAGAGATGAATCCGAATCTTTCGGTTCATGGGTGCCTGCACCCATCACTCGAGAGGGTGAATATAAATCCTTATCAAACTATCGAAAGACACGACGTGCCTTTCCTTTTTGGTTTAAACGTTACTTATTTGACTTTTGGGACAGAGAAGTATACACCTCTTTGGGGCCCGAGGCGTTCCTGCCTCTTAGTTTTGAAGAAGTTCTAAAAGCTATTCCCACATCTAGTCTGCAAGCTTCTCCCGGGTTTCCCTGGGTTCTAGCAGGCTACGTCACAAAACAAAGCGTGATTGACAAACATTATGCTTGGTTAGAAAAGACTTACGAAACTGTTAGTCCTTCTATCATTTATTCTATTTGTCCTAAAAACGAGCTTAGACCTAGTGAGAAAGCTAGTGAAAATAAAATTCGTACTTTTTGTATTGCCAATATTGAACACATGATTTTAATGGAAAAATACTTCGGTAATTTTATTCAGGCCTTGGGCCGTATTGCCGATAAACGTTTTTCCATGATTGGGTTTTCCCAATATCATGGTCAATGGCATTCATTTGTTAAAAAATTCACTGGTTATCATACCTGGGCCAAAGACGGCTCGAAATTTGACTTTAGTGTTACTAGCCAATTCATAGAATGGTTCTTTGAATGGTTTGCCACTCACGCAAAAATTGCTGACTCTGAACAATATGAGTTGTTGAAGTTTATGACTTGCATTAAAGTCATTGTTACTGTTGAAGGTTACTTTTTTACAGTTATGGATAGTAATCCATCCGGTCACTTGTTGACAGCTGTTATAAACACTTTCTTTAACAATGCTCTCAATTACTTCGCATTTTGTTCTCATTGTCGTCCAATGACAAGTGACGAAACTTTCTCGTTTTATCACAAAATTTGTATTGAACGACTTCTTGGAGATGACGCCATTGAGGGCGTGCTTGACGGATACAAACAATTTTGGAACTTCGATATTGAGTGTTCTTACCTAGATGGTTTCTTAGAATATACAACCAATTCTAAACCGGGTAACATTCTTAATCAAGATTTCCTGTCACTACGAACTACAGTTGACCCTGTTAGTGGTGAATTTGTACCTTTCCCGTTCTCGACACGATGGATTAACTCCGTTGTTCATTCATATACCGATCTTAGTCCTGCTGAAAAGCTGCAAAAATTGAACTCATTGAGAAACCATAGTTTCTATAACCATGGAGCTTACTCAAAGTTGACTGCAATTACTCAACGGTTCATGAACAAAAACAAGAAATTCCTTGGAACTAAGGAATGGGATGATGCCGTACGTAGTTTTCGTTCAGACGAAGCTATTCGTGCATTATATCATATTAAACTTGAATAAACCTGGGTACTGAGGTAACGGTACCACCCAGGTTATAAGAGGACATTGTCCCTATACCTGCCATTTCAAAAATGGAATCTCAAAACAAACGCCGCACACGTGAATTTATGTCAAAAAGTTACTCAAATCAGAGATTTGTTGTCAACCCAGCTAATGTACAAGGAAACACCTTTCACGTTAACGTCGTCGACAAGGCGACGCAAGAACGTAAAAATATTTGTTTCAAGCCCAATGAGCACTCAGTCGGTTCAAAATTGTTCGACTGGGATCCCTGGATTGACGGAGCTGCCTTAGTTGGTAGTGCCATCGCTCCCGAGCTCATGCCCTGGATTCAGGGTGGCAAAGAAGCCCTTAAACATTGGCTTAAAGGCGATAAAAAATCTGAAAAGAAAAACAAGAAAAAACATGGCGAAGAGCGGAGGCTCGAACGCGGTATGGAAACGAAGGCTGTCGAACGACGCCTTTCGCCTCTTGATCTTGCAACACAAGTTCCTAATGTTAGTACCATTCACCACCCCACGTTCCGTGTGGAGGGTGGAAAGAATGTTGTTACAACTTACGACGGCAAGACAGTTGATTATGAACAAGCTCGAACTTATTCACTTAAGAGAGGTTATTACTCTAAAACGCCTTTCAAGGCGGTGAACGTAATGCCTGGTCTTCGACAAATCATTGATCAAAAAGTCCCCGTTGTGGAACCTACTGCAGAAAATTCCTTAATTGGAAAAAATTCCGCGTTCAAAGCTCCCGTTAGCTTTGCCAAACTTAAAAACGGATGCTCTCTTCATTCTAGTGGTGTACCTGTCCTTCAAGGTGATATGGCACTTCAAATGGACAAACAACCTGTTGAAATCGTTAAGTCTGATGCCCACGCAGTTATTGCTGGCTCAGAACTTTTAGGAGATCTTATTGTTCCTGCAGGAGGCGGTGCAGCCGGAACCAACGTGTTTACTGTTTTACTCAATCCTCGATTCTTTCAAGGCACTAAACTTGCAAATGAGTCACTAACTTGGTTGCAATACCGCTTTAGAAAATTTGTTGTAGAATATGTCCCTATTGTTGGGTCCGGTCAAGCCGGCTCTTTTATTGAATTTTATTCTCAAGATCCTTTAGAAGTCCAGTTAACTGGTCTTAACCAGCGTCGAAACGCTGGTGAACATGATAAAAATGTTCCTTTTCAACCGTTCTCCTATGTCGCATGTGCTATGATTCCAAAGCCTGATGATAAAACCTTATACTACATGGATGATGTGTCCGCCGACCAACGTCTTGTTTACCAGGGTATGTTTGTTGTTACAAATAACGCAAACAACGCAGATACCGGCACTGTTCCTACTTACGGATCTTTCTGGATACATTATGAATGTGATTTCTATTTCCCTAGTCTTAGCGATACGGCTAGTGGTAACGGCCCTGTCCCTAGTGTCACTCTTAATAATAATCCTGCTGCAGTAGTTGGAGCTGATGTTATTTTAATGGGTATCAAATCATCGTTTACAAACGTTAATATTGGTACTTGTTATATAGCCACTATCATCGGTCCAAACGGTGACTCTGCGTGTCAGTTCCCTTCTCCTCTTGGTAGAACGATTAATTTCGTACGAGGCATGCAATATGTCGTCGCGATCACTGCTCAAGATACCGGAAATTGGTTCTTTAAAGTTTATCAAACTATTGGTGATGCTCAAGAACAACAAAACGCTCTTCTCTATACTGCTACAACTATCACTAATCTGTCAACTTGGGTGCTTGAACAAATGACGAAAGTCACTCCTGTTATGCTCGGCTACACTTTACGTGAGCCTGAGCCAACTCCCAAACCTATTGACTTAACTAATGATAGCTCTGAATTTACAGCTAGTGAAAGAGATATTGTTAATATTTATCGCCAATATGGACCAAACAGCCCCATATCTCGCCCTGCTCAACTTACCAACAAACAACTTGGTACTGTTGGCTTCACGCCAACTGGTACCAAGTAGTGTGCCCCGGGGTGTTACTAGGCGCCTTTTTTAGTTTGTCCCTTCAAACTGCCTAGCTTTTCCTCGTTTATTTTATTATATAAAGAATTTTTAATTTACCTTTTTTGATTGTTTTCGTTGGTTTTGCAACACTGACTGTTCTCGTAACCAGTCCGCGGAAATGCATTTAATATGCATACGCGGGCTGGCATTACTTGGCCTTAACAAGCCACGGG